TTGGTTTTTAGCACCTCAGCCGATGGTCATGGGGGAAGCACTACCACTGATGCTTTAACTCTGGATAGCTCTCAAAATGCTACTTTTGCTGGTAGTGTAATAGCACCAACTATGACATTAAGTAGGTCATCAAGTAATTCTCCAAATGTAGAACCAGTTTTGCTTTTTGATAATACCGACACTGTAATTGGTGCAAATGAAAATATCGGTTCAATTAAATTTATTACTAGTAATGAGGACAGTGGAACTGACGCTCTTTTAGAAAGTGGTCGCATTGCTTGTTTCTCTGAAGGTGGTCATGGGTCAACAACAAATGCAAGTGCATTAGCATTTTATACAGCTTCCTCAGAGGCAGCATCTGAACGCATGAGAATTGATAGCTCTGGTCGAGTTGGTATTGATGTGACTAATATGAGTGATTTTTATTCACCAGACTTTGTTGTTGGGTGTTCTGATGAAGGAGGTATGACGTTATTTACTGGTTCAAGTCACAGAAATTACATCATGTTTGCTGATGATAGCTCTGGTATAGGAAGGTATAGGGGTCAAATATCTTATGACCATGCTAACGACCAAATGTCATTTTCAGCTAATGCAGGTACTGCTGTAACAATAAACTCTTCTCAGCAAGTTATGCTTGGCACACAAAGTGAAGGTGTGGCAGGAGGGGATAATCTTACCATTGCCGATACTGGTGAAGGTGGAATAACGATAAGAACAGGCACAAGTAGTAAAGGTAATATCTATTTTAGTGATGGTACATCAGGTGATAGTGAGTATGAAGGTATTATTCGTTATGACCACAATGGCGATTACATGACATTTGCTACTGCTTCTGCACATAGAATGAGGATAGATAGCTCTGGTAATTTACTAGTAGCTAGTACAGATAACTCACCTGCGACAAACAACGTGGCAGGCTCATCACATGGGTCACTTGGCAATATTCAAGCATCCGTTGACGGAAACCCTTGTCTTTTTGTAAATAGAAAAAGCAGTAATGGTGATATAATTTCTATTCGTAAAGATGGAGGTGCTGCAGGAAGTATTGGAGTTGCAAATACAGATGAAATTTATATTTATGCTGAAGCAGGTAAAGGAATTTTAGTAAATAATAATGGTTTACTTGCAGGCACTTCAAGTGGTGGGGGGTCAGACAATACAACCGATTTAGGGCAAGCTGATGTGCGTTGGGATGATGTTTATGCAACGAATGGCACAATTCAAACCTCAGATGAAAATGAAAAGCAAGACATAGCTTCCATGACTACGGCTGAACTAGCTGTAGGAAAACGTCTGTCAGCTTTATTCAAAACCTTTAGGTGGAAAAGCAAGGTCACAGCAAAGGCAGACAAAGCAAGAACACACTCTGGTATTATTGCCCAACAAGTTAAGGTAGCTTTTGAAGCAGAAAGTTTAGATGCTACTAAGTATGCTTTGTTTTGTAGTGATACTTGGACAAATGATGATGGGAAAGAACAAACAAGGATGGGTGTAAGGTATCCAGAATTATTAAGTTTTATTGCAAGCTACAACGAAAGCAGATTTACAGCAATAGAAGCACGATTAACAGCATTGGAGGGATCATAAATGCCCTATTTAGGTAAAACTCCATCCCAAGGTGTAAGATCTCGTTACCAGTTTACCCCTAACGCAGGTACAACTAGTCTCTCTGGTGCTGATGCCAATGGGGATACCCTGACGTTTACTGATGGTAACTACGTGGATGTTTACCTCAATGGGGTTATGCTGAAAGCAGGAGTAGACTA